CGTAGAACCTGGTGTACCACAAGGACGCCATCACCTTCGCTACCGCCGACCTTCTGCTGCCGCAGGGTGTCGATATGGCGTCGCGTCAGGTGCATAACGGCATCAGCCTGCGTATCGTTCGTCAGTATGACATCAACAACGACCGTATGCCTTGCCGCATCGACGTTCTGTATGGCTACAGCACGATCCGTCCGCAGATGGCTTGCCGCATCTGGGGCTAACCTGAAACCGGCCCCCGGTTCGCCGGGGGCCAACTTCTTTGAAAGGATTCTACAATGGCTCTTCCCAATGGCGGCGGTGGTTATCAGGTCGGCGACGGCAACCTGGCAGAACCGCTTATCGACGCAATCCCGCTTCCGCTTTCGGTTGCTTCGACTGCGACCCTGACTGCGGCCCAAGTGCTGAACGGCATCCTGCTGGTTGGCAGCGGCGCCACTACGGCACAGACCTACACGCTGCCGACCGTGGCGCTGCTGGAAGCCACTCTGTCCAACTCGGACAAAGTTGGCACGTCGTTCGTGTTCCGTGTGGTCAACCTCGGCACGTCGTCCGGCACCGCGATTATCGCTGCTGGCACCGGCTGGACGGTGACGGGTTCGCTGACCATGACCGTTCCGGTCACGACCGGCGCAACCATGATCGCCCGCAAGTCTGACGTTGGCGCTTGGACGCTGTACCGCGTCAATTAATGGGTTAGCCCCGGCCTTCGGGTCGGGGCTACCTTTTCAGGAGACAGACAATGGCGAACACCAAATCCATCGGCGTTGCCTTCCTTGATCAGGATATTGTCGGCGCACAATACATCCTGACCGACGAGCAGCTTGGCTACACCGCAGAGGCTCAAGGCACGGTCACGCAGTTGACGGACAAAAGCACGGCGGTCACGCTGAACAAGTCGGCTGGTCGCATCACCATGAACAACGCTTCGTTGGCCACGGCCACCAACGCCACGTTCACGCTGAACAACAGCCTGATCTCGGCCAACGACACCGTGATCCTCACGATCTCTGGTGGTCAGGCTACTGCCGGCTCGTACAACGTGTTTGCAAACTCGCTGTCAGCCGGTTCGGTCAGCATCACCTTGCGTAACATCTCCGGCGGCACGCTGTCGGAAGCAATTGTGGTCAACTTCGCGCTGATCCACTGCGCCTAACGAAGTGGGCGGCCTTCGGGCCGCCCATTTTAAGGATTTTGTATGACCGTCATTTACATGGTTCACCCCACGCACGGCGCTAAGGTTGCAATCTCCAACGAGGAAGCGAATTTGGATGCATTCGACGGCTGGGAACGCTATGATGTGGACACGTCATCTGTGGTGACGGACAATGACGAGGATGAGATCGTCAACGAGATGGCGGCACCGAAGCGGCGCGGACGCCCCCGCGCAAAGCTGGAAGGCTAACCAATGACGACTGCTGGAGACATCATCAACGGGTCGCTGCGGCTTTTGGGTGTCCTGGCCGAAGGCGAAGTGCCGTCAGCGGAAACGTCGCAAGACGCGCTGAACGCCATGAACCAGATGATTGATAGTTGGAACACAGAACGGCTGTCGGTGTTCTCTACGCAGGATCAGGTGTTCACATGGCCTGCGGGCCTGCTGTCGCGCACGCTGGGGCCGACCGGCAATTTCGTCGGCAACCGCCCTGTGTTGCTGGACGATAGCACTTACTTCCGCGACGCCAGCACCGGCATCAGCTACGGCATCAAATTCATCAACCAGCAGCAGTACAACGGGATTGCGGTCAAAACCGTGACCTCGACGTTCCCGCAAGTGATTTTCGTCAACAACACGTTCCCCGACATTGAGATGTACATCTACCCGCGGCCCACCCGCGCGCTGGAGTGGCACTTTATTTCCGTTCAAGAATTAACGGAACCCGCCAATCTTGCGACGGATTTGACTTTCCCGCCCGGTTATCTGCGGGCGTTCCGCTACAATCTGGCTTGCGAGATGGCGCCGGAATTTGGCGTGGAGCCGTCGCCCCAAGTGCAGCGTATTGCCATGACCAGCAAGCGCAACCTGAAGCGCATCAACAACCCTGACGACATCATGTCCATGCCGTACAGCATCGTGGCAACTCGCCAGCGGTTTAACATCTTCGCGGGCAACTACTGATGAAGACGCCGATCCTTGGGTCGGCGTATGTCGCTCGAAGCGTCAACGCCGCCGACAATCGCATGGTCAACCTCTTTCCAGAAATCGTTCCAGAAGGCGGCAAAGAGCCTGCGTTTCTTCAGCGCGCGCCAGGCTTAGTGCTTCTGTTGACGGCTGGCACCGGCCCTATCCGTGGTCTTTGGCAGTTCGGCGGTTACGGCTACGCTGTGTCGGGCAACACGCTATACCAGATCGACACAAACTGGATTGCAACTGCCAAAGGGTCAGTCGGCGGCGGCGGCCCGGTCAGCATGGCTGACAACGGCACGCAGCTTTTTATCGCCGCTAACCCAGATGGCTACATCTACAACTCCGCTACCGACGTGTTCCAGCAGATCACCGACCCGGACTTTCCGGGCGCCGGCACGGTCGGCTATCTCGACGGCTATTTCATTTTTAATGAGCCTAACTCACAGAAAATTTGGGTAACGTCGCTGCTTGACGGCACCAGCATTGACCCGCTTGAATTTGCCAGCGCGGAAGGCAACCCCGACAACGTCGTGGCGATCTTTGTCGATCACCGCGAAGTTTGGGTCTACGGCACCAACTCGACCGAAGTTTGGTACGACGCCGGGCTGCTTGATTTTCCCTTGGCGCGTATCCAAGGCGCGTACAACGAACTTGGCTGCGCCGCGCCATACTCCATCGCCAAAATGGACAATCAAATCTACTGGCTTGGCAAGGACGCCCGCGGCCAAGGTATGGTCTTTCGGGCGTCAGGCTACATGGGCCAGCGCATCTCGACCCACGCTATCGAGTGGCAACTCCAGCAGTACACCGATCTGTCGGACGCAGTAGGGTACACCTACCAGCAGGACGGCCACAGCTTTTACGTTCTCAACTTTCCCAGCGCCGACACCACCTGGGTGTTTGATGTCGCAACAGGTGCTTGGCACGAACGCGCTTCGTTTTCCAACGGCGAGTTCAACCGCCATCGCGGCAACAGCCAAATGTTCTTCAACGGCGAAACCGTTATAGGAGATTACCAAAACAACAAAATCTACAAGTTTGATCTGGACGTGTACGCCGACGACGGCGCAATTCAAAAGTGGCTGCGGTCGTGGCGGGCGCTGCCAACCGGCGCTAACAACCTGACCCGCACTATCCAGCACGCAATGCAGCTAGACTGCGAAACGGGCGTGGGCTTGAACATCGGGCAAGGCAGCGACCCACAGGTCATGCTGCGCTTCTCTGACGACGGCGGCCACACATGGTCGAACGAACATTGGAAGTCGATGGGCCGCATTGGCGAGTACGGGAACCGCACGATCTGGCGCCGCTTGGGCGCGACAATGAAGATTCGTGACCGCGTGTACGAGGTGTCGGGTACTGACCCGGTGCGTATCTACATCATGGGCGCTGAACTGATCTTGAGCGGGACGCGGGCCTAATGGCACTCGCGCCGATCAATCCGACACAGCTTACGCCGCCGCGCGTCGCGCTGATCGACGAGCGATCCGGCGCGATTAGCCGCGAGTGGTATCGGTTTTTTCTTTCCTTGTTGACCGCAACGGAAACTAGCCAGCAGGAAGTCGGAACCGCGCCTGACGCCAACGCGCTAATGGCTACGTATGACGCTATGCTGGCGGCGCTGGCGCAGGAAACGCAGACAAACACGTCTGACCTAGCCGCGTCGCTGCAACAGCAGATCAATGACGTGTTTACCGCAACCGCTGTTATGCCCCCACCTTCCGGCGGCACTGTGACCAGTGTCAGTGGCACTGGCACGGTCAACGGCATCACGCTGACCGGCACTGTCACCAGCAGCGGGTCGCTGACGCTGGGCGGGGCGTTGTCTGGCGTCAGCCTGACGACGCAGGTCACGGGAACGCTACCTGTCGGTAATGGCGGCACAGGCGCAACGACGCTGACCGGCTACGTCAAAGGCAACGGCACCAGCGCGTTTACGGCGTCCGCCACTATCCCCGCCAGCGACGTTACAGGCTTGGCAACGGTGGCCACGTCTGGGTCGTTTGCCGATCTGTCAAACAAGCCAGGTATCCGCTCAAACGGCCAGAATGTTATCGCCGCGTCTAAGACGCTAGGCGCTGCGGATAACGGCACCAACATTCTCATTACAACGTCGGGGATCACGATCACGTTTCCGTCAACTGGGTTCGCCAGTGGCGAAGGCTTTGCCATTTCAAACGTCAGCGGCGGGAACGTCACGCTGTCTGCACCTGGCGGGGCTGACTTCGGCGCGACGCTACCTAACAACGGGACGTTCTTTGCGTTCTGCGACGGCGGCGGCTTCTGGCGTCAGTACTGCTACTCCACCACCCGGTTGTGATCGGGAATTTACAAAAATGCCTTTGTCGCCTATTATCGCGCTACGCGCCGGCCCGCACAACAGAAGGATTGGTAATGGCTGTTAATCTTTCATCTCTCGGCGGCGCTGGGTGGCAATTTTTTGATAACAATGGCAACCCTTTGTCGGGCGGCAAGCTGTATAGCTACGCTGCGGGGACATCGACGCTGGCGCCGACCTACACGTCTGTCAGCGGCCTCACGGCTAACCCCAACCCAATTATCCTAAACTCAGCAGGGCGCCCGCCGTCGCAGGTGTGGTTGGACAACAACGCCACCTACAAGTTTGTGCTGACGACATCGACCGACGTTCTGCTGTGGACGATGGACAACATCCCAGGCATCTCGTCGTTTACCACGACCACCATCGCCAACCTCCCCACCATCTTGCCGGCTGCGGGCGACGTTGTGTTCGTGAACACTCTTGGCCGCGAAGGTCTGTTTATCTGCCGCGCAGGCACCGCGCCAAGCGATCCGCTTCAGGGCGTCTACGTTGCGTCCAACACCGCCAATTTCTACTGGGAGCGTGATTGGGACAACATCAACGGCTACCCGGAGTGGTTCGGCGCTGTCGTGAACTCAAACTCTGGCGGTATCCCTGCGGCTAACTTGGCTGCGCTCCAAGCGTGCGTTGTGCTGTGCCCGGTCACTAATTTGCAGACCGCAGATTACTGGATCAGCAGCACTTGGAAAATCCAGACCCAGTACCGCACGGTGCGCGGCGGCGTCATGTCGGACGGCTACAACACTGGCACTGGCACCCGCGTGCTGTCCGTCAATACGGCGGCTAACGTCATTCAGGTCGGCCCTGACAGCGCGCCTGCCGGCGGGACTAGCGACTACTTCCGCAACATCACGGTTGAAAACATCTGCGCCCGGTGGGCTGCGGCGTTGACGCCGCCTGCATCGGGTAGCGAAAGCACCGCGGTTAAGGCTTGGCTTATCAACTACGTTCTTAGCTGCCAGTTCAAGAATTTGGCTGCGTGGGAGCCGATCATTGGTTTCTACCTGTACGGCACCGTCTATACTAAGTTCGACGATTGCGTTGTTTTCCGTTCGGAATCGTTCGGCGGCACTAATGACTTTTTCCGCGGCTTTTGGGCGCAGGGCGTCCCTGCAATTCTATCCGGCGCTAACCCGTCGCTGTTTTTGACTCGTTGCAATGTTAATCGTGGCGGCGCTGCTGCGCTAGTTAGCCCGACTGGCTTTTACGCAAACGGCAACTTTTCGGATATCTTCATAGACCAGTTTGAGACTGCTGCTCTGCACACCGGCATTTTCATTGACGGCACTGGCGCTAATACGGGCGCTAGTAGGCTCAACTTGCACATCCGTCACTGCATTTTGGATCAGTGCAGCCAAAACGGCATTTATATTAATGCGCTTAACGACATGAGTATGGTTTCTATTAATGATGGCTATGTCCAAGTCAACGACACCGGCGTTACGGGCAAAGGTATTTGGCTAACAGGAAGCTCGAACGCAGGCTCCGTTTCTATCGGCGGGGCAATTCAGCTTCTGAGCGGCACAGGCACCACCAACTACGGCATCTACATCAGCGCGCAATCAAACGTGCGCGTTGATAGCACCGTGATCATTGAAGATTTTTACAAACCGGTTGTCATTGACGGCGGATCGTCAGGCTGCGAAGTCCGCGCTACGATCAACAACCCGAACACAGGCAACGGTGGATCGGCGGCGGTGACAATCAACTCCGCCGTTGATTGCTTTATTGCGCCGGTTGTGGACGGCGCTGCAACCAAATTTGCCCAAGGCGTGTTTAGTGTTGGCACGGCGTTGAACCGTACAACCATCGACCCCACCCTGTTTAACTCAGCCGCCATCAGCGGCGGCGCGACAAACAAGGTGCAGCTTAACAGCGGCGTGGCGATCACAGCACCAGGCTACTACACGACGGCGGGCGTTGCTGGTAGCAGCGGCGCGGGCGTTTTTGTGACCGGCATCACGGCGTAAGCCTGGAGGATATCATGGCAGTCAACATCAGCAACATCATCCCGGCAAAGACCGCGGAGAACAGCCAGACGACGCAGTACACGTCGAACGGTGTGCAGACGATCATCGACAAGTTCACGGCGACCAACTACAGCGCCTCGGCTGCGACGATCAGCGTCAACCTGATCACCGCGGCGGGCAGCGCCGGCAACGACAACTTGATCGTCAAGACCAAGACGCTCCAGGCCAGCGAGACCTACACCTTCCCGGAATTGGTTGGCCATGTGCTGCCCAACAACGGCTTCATCTCGACCATCGCTGGCACGGCGTCGGCGATCAACATCCGCGCGTCAGGCCGACTGGTTAGCTAATGCTCGAACGCAGCTTTGATGTAAATGCCATCAACGCTGCGGCGAACCGTCCCGACGTGCGCCCGTTTATCGGCCCCGCGTCGCTAGGCGAATTGGATTTTGAAGACGCCGTCGCCGATACTAACAACTGGTTTCTGATGGGCGAACACGGCGGCTTTGTTTTGGTCTGGAGTGCGCCCGGCGTTTATGAAGTCCACGTCTTCATTGCCACCGAAGGCCGCGGCAAGTGGGCTGCTCAGGCTTGGGCAGCAACGCGAGAGTACGCCGCGCAAAATGGAGCCAAGATGCTGTGGGCGCGGATTGCGCCTGCTGCCAAGTTTGTGTCGATGTTTGCCCGCCGTGGGGGTATGAAGCCCACATACGAAATGCTATACACGCTAGGGTCTGCCTACGACGTGTACAAGATGGAGTTGTAACCATGCCTCCCGCAATTATCGCAGCCGCCGTAGGCGCAGTAGGGGCCGTTGGCGGCGGTCTGATCGCCGCCGGTGGTGCCAAGAAGGCCGGGCGTGTGCAAGCGGAAGCCGCTGAAAAGGCCCAGTTGGCGCAGGAACGGATGTTCCAAGAGCAGAAGGCTCTGCAAGAACCGTTCCGCCAAGCTGGCCTTACCGCGCAAGAGCAGATCATGCAGTTGCTGGGTCTGGGTGCGCCGCCTTCAGCCGCCGGCGCAAGGGTGGATGTACGCCAGAACCCTAGCGCCTACGGTCTGCGTGAGGTCAACATCCCCGCTATTCTTGGGGGTGAGCCAACCACGGTGTATACGGACGCCGAAGGCAACTTCGTTCCTGACATCGAAGCGTATGCTGCTCAGAACCCCGTAGCTGCGCCTACGCCTACCGCTGGCGCACCGCCGTCTGAATTTGGCAGCTTGGCCCGTCCGTTTGGCACGGAACAGTTCCAAGCCGATCCAGGCTACGCCTTCCGCCAAGCGGAGGGCATGAAGGCGCTAGAGCGCAGCGCAGCCGCGCGCGGCGGTTTGCTGTCAGGCGGCACGCTGAAGGGCATCCAACGGTTCGGGCAGGACTTGGCCAGCCAAGAGTATGGCAACGCCTTCAACCGTTACCAGATCGAACGCGCCGCCCGTCTGAACCCGCTTCAGTCGCTGATGGGTTCTGGTCAGTCTGCAACCAACGTGCTGACTAGCGCCGCGGGGCAGGCTGGGCAGAATGAAGCCAACAATGCGTACAACGCCGGCGCGGCCCGCGCATCTAGCTACATCGGTCAGGCTAACGCGCTGGGCGGCGCACTGAGCAGCATCGGTCAGGCGGCATCGTCGTTCCCGCTGATGCAGGCGCAGATGAACTATCTTAATCAAGGAGCGCCGGGGGGCTTTGGCGGCACGGCGAACAATATGACGCGTATCCCGCGGGGCGCATACGGCGGCATCGGCGGCTAATTAAGGACGGACAATGGCTAACCAAGCAATCGCCCTTCAAGCCCGCGCACCGCAAGGCAACTTCTTGGCGCCTGCGATCCAGCAGGGCGCGCAGTTCATCAACATGATGCGCCAGCAACAAGCGTTGGATCGCCAAACGGCGGTAGCGCAACAGACAATGGAAATCCAGCGTGAGGCTGAAAAGCGGGCCGCGGCAGGCGAAACGCGGGCGGTTGCTAAGGCCGCGCTGGAAAGGGAAGCCGACATCTATGTCAAATATCGCCGTGAGGCGCCTATAGTGGCTGAAGGTGGCCCGGCTGCATACGCAAGCTATTTGCAAAGGATGTCAGTCGACAATCCCGAAGGCGCGGCTAGGCTTTCGCAAGCAATGCCTGTCGATAGATTCGACAAGGACACCTTCACGCGCATGATTATGACCGCAGACGATTACGCTGCTGCGCGGTACGGAAAGGCTATCACTAAAGAATTTATCACGCCCGAAGGCGACGTTATGGGTGGTAACATCTCCGGCTTTCCTGGTGCTACCTACGCAACCCCGGTTCCCGACATTAGCCGCCCGCTTACGCCTGCCGCCCCCGCAACTGGTGTGCAGCCAATGGCTGCGCCGCAGACGCCCGCGCCCGCAGCCGGCGGTATGTTCCAGCCCATCTCGGCTACCGGCGGTCAGCCGCAGAGCGCAGACCCGCAGGCTGCGCTGCTGGCGTCGCTGAACGAAGCAAAGCGGACGGGCCAGATCGGCGCTGACGTTGTTGAGCAGCTTCGCCAGTTGGGCGGCCCGCAAGCCGGACCCCGCGTTGATGCGTTCCTCGCGCAGAACAACATCAAGGTCGCGCCGGGCGGTATGCGTAGTGCCGTCTACCGCCCAGACGGCGGCGGGCCGATGGCACAGCAAGTTCAGTACAACCCGAACGCCTACGCGCCACTGCGCGCTAAGTCGCCGATGGTGTCGCCCATGCCTGGGTCGGCCAGCGTGCCGATTAGCCGCGTCAGAGAAGAAGCGGCGGCGGGACGTCAAACACCTGCTGAAGCGGCTGCGGTCGCGTCGGCCACCGCAACGGCAACCAAGGCTGCGGAGCTTAAAGCGGAACAGGCCAAGAAGTTGCCGGCCAAACGCCAAGTGTCCACGCTGCTGCAAAAAATTCGCAACGCATACGAGACGCTCAACACGGCGGAAGCTATCCCGTCATCGGAACGCGGCGCGTTCGCAAACGTGTTTGACTATCTGTCCACCACGGGGGCGGGACGTGAAGTCCAACGTGCGCTTGGCACCGCGGCTAACAAGCCGTTGAATGAGATCACCGGCTCACGCAAGTTGTTGGCCACGGCTATCAAAAACGCCACTGGTATGTCCGCGCAGGAAATGAACTCAAACGTCGAACTGCAACTGACGCTGGACGCGCTGACCGATCCGACGCAGGGTTATGAAAGCGCCATCAGCCAACTTGATACGCTGGAGCAACTGTACGGTGCCGGCGGCGCTCAAACGCCGCCCGCAGCACCGGCGGGCAAGAGGCGCGGTACGCCGACCGGCGTGGATATTAACAATCCGCTTTTGAAGGGTTGAGGATATGGCCACCGCGTCAGAAATTCTTAACGACCCCAACTACATCAACGCCAACCCCGCCACGAAGCGGGCGATTTTTGAACGTCGTATCGCCACGCTGCCTGAGTACCGCAACGCGAACCCGGCAACGCAAAAGCAGATACAGACCCGGTTCGGCGTTTCCGCCGCCGCCAAAGCTGCGCCGGCGCCAAAACCTGAGCCCACCTTCATGGAGGACGCGGGTAATTATATGCGCGGCATAGCCCGCGGCGTAGCCACCGGCGATCCCGCCGCGCTGCTGGCGCGTGGCGGCACCTACCTTACCGACGTGCTGGGCCTGACGACGGGCGCAAATGAGAAGATTAACGCCGTGCTGAACGCCGGCGAAAACACTCAGAATAAAATGTTCCGCACAGGTCAGGTCTTGGGCGAGGTTGCTTCGACTGCTCCGTTGATCGCTGCCGGCGGCGGTGCGGTAAGCGCCGGCGGGCGGGCGTTGGCGCGTGTAGCTCCCCGCGCTGGCGGCGTTGTCCAGCGTACCGGGCAAGCGGTGTCCAGCGGTGGTATCGGATCGGGTCGCACTGCCGCGCAGACGGCGGCTATGCCGTTGCGGCAGCGCCAAGCGCAGCTTCTGGAACGTGCTGCTGGCGGTGGTATCGCCGGTGCAGGCGGCGCAGTGTTGACCGGCGAAGACACTGGCACCGGCGCAACGTTTGGCGCGGCGCTCCCGGCAGTGGGTTCTATCGTCCGTAAGGTGGCCGGTGTGCTGCCCGACTTGGCCAATTTGCCGGCGTTGCAGGCGGCGCGTATTCTCCGTGAATCGCTGGGCGACAATGTTGAGGCAGCCCGCGCGGCCCTTTCCGCGCTGCCCGCCAACGCGCAAGAACTGGTGCGGCAGACGCTGGTCAAGGCCGGCATTGAGCCGCGCACGTTCATGGGTCTGGCGGCTGACGTGGAGCGTCTGCGCCCCGATCAGGCGGCGGGTATTCTGGAAGGCCAAGCCGCCGCCCGCGAAGCGCGATTGGCCCAAGCGGCGGGCGGCCCCACCGCAACGGCAACCCGCGCAGCGGCGGATGTTGCGCGGCGCGATGTATCTCGCGCAACTGGCCCGCTTCGCGAAACAGCACTTGGTAATGTAAAAGCTACTAACGTCGCTGTTTCCGATGCAGAACGGTCGGCGGCGCAGGCGCGGGCGCAGGCAGATGAACAATCTGGCTTGGCCCGCCGCATGACGTTCGGAGCGGAGCGGTCAGAAACGCGGCTTGGTCAGATGGATGACTTGGGCGACGCCTTTGACCCTGCGGCTGTTGGCCGTGAACGCGGCATCGCCGGCGCCATGACGCAGCGCGGTGAGCAGGCTGCGCGGGGCGCTATCGGCTTGCGTCAGTCGGCGCGGGATATGGATGATATTGTTGCCGACTTGGCAGCGCAAGGCCGTGAACCGTTGTTGGCGGCGCCTTTGGTTAATGCGTTGCGACAACAAGCCTCGGCGGAAGGCGTTCGCACTAGTTCTGCGCGCCGCGCGCTGCTTAAGTTGGCTAACGAAATTCAAGGCAGCGCCGATCAAAACGGTATGCTTAGTCCATATGATTTGTACACGCTCCGCAAAGAAGCTAGCGACATCGTTGAAAAATATGTCGCATCGTCGGCGCAACCATCCACAGGGTCAAAAAAGCGGGCTGCGGGTTTGGTTATCGGGTTTAAAAACGCGGTTGATGAGGCGTTAGGCCCAGAATTTAAAGATTATCTGACGCAACATCAACTCGGTATGCAAAAAGTCAACATGCAAGAGTTGGGCGGCGAGGCCGCGCGGCTGGCCAAGGAAAGCCCGAACGAGTTTATCGCGCTGATGCGCGGTGAACGTCCGCAGATCGTTGAGGATGTCATGGGCAGAGGCACCGGCCAGTACGACATCTTCGGCATGGCGCTGGCCGATCCCAACCGCTTTAAGGCGCTGAAGCAGTCGGCTGACGAACTGGGCGTCCTCAACCGCATGAGCGAACTGAGCAGCCAAGGCAGCACGGCAGCCACCGAACTGATCGGGCGTGAACGTCCGCTTGTCTCGCGGGCGTTGACGCGCGTTGGCTTGTCGGCGTTCCCGCCGGCGCGTATTGGCGCGGACGCTGCGCAACTGGCGTTGGCCAACACTCTCCAGCCCAGAGTGCAGCAGCAGTTGGCAGAGGCCGCTGTCAGCGGCCCGAACGCGCTGGCGCTCATGAACCAGTACCCAACATCCTTGCGGATGTCGGAAGCGGTCAGCAACCTGTCGCCAGGTATGCGGAACGCCCTCGCGCAACTGTTGCGCGGCGGCACGATGAACTACAATCAGTGAGGCGCTGACGTGACGACCATCGACCAAACCGAAGCGCGGCTGAACACGCATGAGGAGGTGTGCGCCTTGCGGTATGACGGCATCTGCGCGCGGCTGAAACGCTTGGAGAATATCGGCGTGGGCGCGGCGGGTACGATCATCATGCTGCTGGTCACTATCGTAATGAAGATCGGCTAACCACCGCGGTCTGTTCAAAAGACTGCTCTGTAGGGTGATTTATGGCAGTCAATCAGTACGACGTTGACCCAGAGGGCGACGCCAAAATTGCTGAGTTAGCCGCCGATCTCGGCAGTCAGAACGCAGCAGCACTTCGACTGAACGTCAGCCGGGCGGCGGTGCAGAACGCCTGCCGCCGCCATGTGGCGCGGACAGCCTCCGTTCTATCGCTTGACAGGCCCAAGGCAGACCCATTGCCGCCAGCCGATCTGCCGTTCGCAGAACGGCTGGCGCTGATGAAGAAGCGCAACGCCTTGCGGATTGCCCACGAACGGGCGCAAGCCTGGCAGACCGTGCGGATACCGATCAAAGGGCCATACGCCATCTGCTGGTTCGGCGATCCGCACCTCGACGATCCGTACTGCGACTTGGTCGGCTTCGAGCGTGACGCCCGCATCTGCGCCGAAACCGAAGGGCTGTACGGCGCCAACGGCGGTGATTCGATCAACAACTGGGTGGGCAGGCTGGAGCGCCTGTACGGCGAACAGTCGGCCACGGTATCAGAAGGCTGGGAACTGGTCGAGTGGGCGCTGAAGCATCTAGGCGTCAACTGGCTGCTGTGGATTCTGGGTAACCACGACACGTGGAACTACGGCAAACGCATCTTCGACGGCATGAACACCGAACGCATCCTGATGCGCGACTGGGACGCCAAGCTGCAACTGGCCTCGCCGTGCGGCGGCATCACCCGCGTTTGGGCGCGGCACGACTTCAAGGGCCACTCAATGTACAACGAGTTGCACGGCCTGAAACGTGCGGCAATGATTGACGAGCACGCCGACATATACGCCGCGTTCCACCGGCACACGTTTGGCACCGGCCAGGGCGAGTTCGCAGGCGGGCGGCGCTACACGCTGGTGCGCGCCAAGGGCTACAAGGAAAGCGACGACTACGCGCTCAAGGGCCAGTTCGCAGAGCAGCGCAGCGGGCAGTCAGTGGTCACGGTCATAACCCCGCGCAACGGCGCTGCTCCGGCGGTCAGCGTGTTTGAGGATGTTCAGGAAGGCGCGGACTTCCTGACCTACAAGCGTAGAAAGGCTGGGTTGTGATCGACCTTCTGTGGTATTATACCTTCCGGTACGGAAAACGCATGGGCGTTACGCAATGAGCATTGTCCTTGGCCCCCGGTCTATCGCCCGTTTGCAGGACGTGCATCCTGATTTGGTGCGCGTTGTCCGCCGCGCTGCTGCCCTGTCGAGTCTGGACTTCACTGTGCTGGAGGGGCTGCGGACGCTGCCCAGGCAGAAGCAGTTGCTGGCGCAAGGCGCGACCCGCACGCTGAACTCCCGGCACCTGACTGGCCACGCCGTCGATCTGGCGCCGATGATCGGCGGCACCGTGTCGTGGGATTGGCCGCTGTATCACCGTCTGGCCAAGATCGTGAAGGCGGCAGCGGCGCACGAAAAAGTCCCGATTGTCTGGGGCGGCGACTGGCGGACTTTCAAGGACGGCCCACATTGGGAACTACCGTGGAAGCAATACCCCAAAGGAGAGTGACATGAAGTTTGTTTCTTGGATTGTGAACCGGCTCAAAGAGCCTAGCACCTACGCCGGCGTCGCCAGCCTCGCGCTGGCGCTGGGCCTGACCGACGTGCAGTGGGAAGCCATCTCCGCTGCGGTTGCTGGTCTGGCTGGGCTTGCCGCCGTGTTCCTGATGGAAAAGCCTGAGGCGTGATCAAACTCCTGACGCTCTTGCTGTCGCTGCTTGACCGGGTGTTTACCGATTTCGGAAACGCCAAGCTGCGGGCGCAAGGGCGTCAGGATGCACAGGAGCAACTTGATGCGAATGTTGCCAAGGCTGAAGCCGCTATGGACGCTGACGATCCCGCTCGTCTTGACCGGCTGCGTGACAGGTTCGACCGCGCTCGTCGGTGACTACTGCCGCATCGCCAAGCCGATCAGCTACGACAGCAAGACGGACACCGCTGAGACGGTGAAGGAGATCGAAGCGCACAATTCTAAGTGGGCTTGTGTGTGCGGCAGTCCGCCAGACTGTCCCGCCAGCGCTGCAAATACCAAATAGCTTTGCCAATCTCTTGCACCGTGGCGTCCTTGTGCCCGGCGCGACTCATGTACTTCAGCGCGTTGCCGCGGCAGTAGCCGGCAAACTCCTCTGGCGATAGCTTGGCCTGGAGGTAGTCAATCGTCTCGATGCCGCCGACCTTGTAGTGGTCGGGATTGACTGCGTCCGTCATGCGCCCAGCCTCGCCATCAGTTCGGCACGCTCCCGCGCGCTACGCAGCATGGCGTACCGCTGGTGCAGGCGGCGCACGATCCCGATGCGGCGGCGCGTCGCCATCTCGTCGTCCAGCAGGCGCTTGACCTCGGCCTCCGACATGGACGTGAGCGTGGCAGCCAGCGACCGCCAATCAACCTTGTTCATTCTTCAACTCCTTCATCGCTATGTCTGACACGGCACGCTTTTCGTGAAGGGCCGCCCAGATGCGTTCGTCAATAGTTTTTTCGGTCAGCATCACGTAGACCCACACCGCATGGCGCTGACCGCCGCGGTGCAGGCGTCCGACTGTCTGCTCGTACAACTCCAGCGACCACGGCAGCGACACAAACACCATGTGGCAGCCGCCGTGCTGGAGGTTCAGACCGTGGCCGGCAGACTTGGGATGCACCAGCAGCAGTTCGACCTTGCCGGCGTTCCACCGCTCAATCACGTCCTTGTCTTCGATGGTCTGGGCGTGCGGAAAGCGACGGCGCAGTTCGGCCAGTTCCTCCTGGTAGTTGTACACCACGATGGTGTTGGCGCGCTGGTTCTCGTCCAGCAGTTCCGCCAGCCGGTCAAACTTGTGGGTGCTGAACCAATGCACCGGCAGCGGCCCCTCGCGGTTGTAGACGAAGCCTGACGCCATCTGTTGCAGCTTGGTCGTTACCGACGCGGCGTTCTGTGCGATGACGCGGTCGTCGCCGAACTTGACCACGTAGTCGCGCTTCATCTTCTCGTATGGCCCACGATCCGCAAGCTGAACCCGCGTCTCAACGACATGACACGGCGGCAGCTTGTCCTTGTAGTCGCCTGGGTCAAGCACAAACGTCGCCGGCTTGATCCGTTCCATCACCTGTTCCAGCGCGCCGGGTGCCGGCGTCCACTGGCCAAACTCGCGGTTGACGCAGTGGAAGTACTGCTGGAGGAACGCGCCCTTGGCCCGCCCCAGCAAGCCTTGGTTGATGATCTTGCACTGACCGAACACATCCTCAAGGCCGTTTGACGTAAACGAGCCTGTCAATCCCCACCGTATTGCCATCGTAGACATAAGTTTCTCCAGTGCTTTGAACCGCTTTCCGCTGGGGTTCTTCAGCCGTGTCAGTTCGTCAAACACGATGCCGTCAAAGCCCGCCAAGCTGGTCAGTTTGTCGAGGTTGTCGTAATTGATGACGACCACAGCCGCGCCACTGTCAAGCGCCGCTTTACGCTGCGCCGGGGTGCCGACCGCCAGCGCCGGTGTGATGTTTGACCACTTCGGGGCTTCGACCGGCCACACGTCCGTGCAGACGCGCTTGGGCGCAACCACCAGCCACCGCTTAACCAGACCGTCGTTCAGCATCGCCTGCATGGCTGTGAGCGTGATCGCGGTCTTGCCAGCGCCCACCGGCGCCAAGATCATCGCCCGGTCGCGCTCGTACAGGAAGTCGGCAGCGTCGTCTTGGTAGGGGCGCAGTCTCATGGCACGCTCTTAGGATAAGGAAGTATAGGGTATTTCAGATCGGCCAAAAGTTCTTTTCGCCGTCTCCCTTTAGCGTTGATAAACACATACCTGTGCTTACGCCCCCGCGGTTGCAGGCTGAACTTGTCGCCAAACTGCGCGCGTATCTCCGCGGCGGTGAACTTATCCGCTATGGTCTGGCAGTGTTTGTCCATCCCTTCGACCGTCCAGTTTGTTCTTTTGGCCGACAGCCCAGTGTACAGCCAGTTGGTCGCTTGGTAGACTACGCCGGTGTGGCCCTGTTCAATCTCGGCATACGACACGACCAACTCTTTCCCGGCGTGCCGCAGTGTACGGCCTATCAGGAAACTTTCGCCGTTCCGCGGCACGTCATCGCTGACCCACAGGCGCGTTAGTTCGGCAACATTACTCTTGTTGTGATCACCGGCTAACCCGCGGCGCAGCGGCGCGCTGGACGGTGTTCCGTAAACCACCACGCCCTTAACGGTGTCGCCAAGGAACAGCCCGAACGCGGCGCTGCACGGTGCCTTGCGGTGCAGATAATGGTGTTCAACCACAAGTTGCATCGCGTCAGCGTAGGCCAGCGGCCTTACAGTGTAATTCTGGAGGCCCACGAATCCACATCCTCTTTCGACCACAGCAACGCGTAGTTCTGGTTCATCTCGGCCATGTTTTCGGCGAATATCTCTTGCAGCGGCGACAGCCGCCCGCCGGGCTTCTTCAGTTCCACGAACCACGTCTGGCCGTTCGGCAGGCAGGCGATGCGGTCAGCCACGCCGCGCTGCGTCACGCTGCGGAACTTGTAGCTGTAGCCGCCCAGCGCCTTCACGCGCTTGACGAAGTAGGCTTCGATCTCTTTCTCGGTCATGGCGCTATCCTATGGGTGCAAACATTGTGTTGCAAGTGCCAAGCAAAAAGAAACCCCCGGCGCAGTGAGGCACGCCGGGGGCTTCCATCATCAACCGCGCTGGTTTGGGGTGCGCTGTTGATGAATCCCTACCACCTTCGCCCCGGTGGTATCAATGTTTTCCACCATCCGGCGAAGGTCGGATTTGGTATGAACCCTCGCAACCTCCGGGGCTGCGAAGATATGCCGCTTGGTGTGGAAGTCAGCCGACCCCAGACGCCCGCAGTCCGTCCAGCCCGCCTCTTTGAAGGCGTGCAGCAGTGCCGCCTGTGGCACTTTGATGCCCGCCGGAACCTTACCTTCTGTGACCAAAAGATCACACAGCTTGTGGAACGGGCCGCCGACAACGCCCGACGCAAACGGCCCCACGCGCAGGCGCATCATATCGACCAGGTAGCTCTCGGCTACACTCATGCCCTGCTCGACCATGTTCAGCTTCCACTCGGTCACCGGTGGCGCAGCGGCAGCGCCGAACGCCGACACGTCGCGCAGATGCAACCAAGCCGCGATCTTCTCGTAGCCGCCGGCCTTGTACCAATCCCACAGCGCGTCTGCCTCTGGCTTGGTCATCCGCGGCGCGCGCGACCACACGCAGAACCAGCGGCGATCCTGCGTCGGCAGCGTGATCGGCAGCGGGTCGTTTGTGAACGCCACCACCTGAACCCGGTTCAGCATCTCGTAGGGGTGCAGGCCCTTGCGGTTGATCAGCAGCGTCTCTGGCGGCGCTGCGATAATCGGCTTGAGCTTGTTGGCCAGCGCCCGGCGCTCCTTCGCCTCCGGTTCGCGCAGTTCGTTCAGAATCAGGACTTCAGCCTCCAGGTTGTAACCCCACTGGCTGTTGATCTCCCCCGTCTCAATGATCGAACGGTTGTGCTGGTGCTTGCCGCCGATGGCCCACAAGAACGGCGCCCACATGGTGTCCTTGCCGCTGCCTTCGTCGCCGCCGTGCAGCACCGCGTGGTTGATCTTCACGTTCGGATGCTGAACCTTGTACGCCATCACGTCGAAGATATGCTCCAGTTCGGACGGCTCCTCGATCAGACTGCGGCAGTGATCCAGCCACGGCGCGACCTGTGCGTCACTGACTGACAGCGTGGCGCTCATGTCGGGGCGGGCGTTGACCCAGCGGTTGCCGTAGACCAGCCCGTCACGGGCGACCAGCACGTCCTCGCCGGCGGCGTAGGTGATGCCGGTCAGCGCCTTGGCGCCGAACTCCTGCCGGCGCTCGTCGTAGTAGACCGACGCGGCAACTTGCCGCTTGTTGTTGTGGATCGACCGGCAATCGGCGTGGCGGAAAAGCGCGTTGAACACGTTGCGCGGCACTTCTTGGCGCGTCACCATGTCGAAGTAGCTGTCGTCGGACTGCACGTAGGCGAAACGGTCAAACCACTCGGTCTTCAACAGCCGCCCGGCTTCCTTGCGCTCCACCTCCTTGACGGTGATGGCAGCCTGATCCGGGAAGGCTTCAGTCGGCGAGATTTTCTCGGCCATCAGCCGCATCCGTTCGGCGATCAGTTCATCCCGCAGCCCTGGCGTCACGGTCGGCCCGCCGTTGTCCGATACCCACTTCAAGAACGTCGTGCTGGTCAGGTCTTGGCAGTGGCCATGATAGCAGCAGTAGGAGCGATCCAGCGGCTTGTAGCGGCCTTCAATGCTGCCGTCCGAATGCGCGGCATGGTTGGGGCAGACAACGCCGCACCATCCCTCGTTGTTGACGCGCGACAGCACCATGCTGTTGTCCGACAGCCACGCCAGCACGTTGTCTTGGCCGGTGTCGCGTATCTTGATGCTCTTGATCTCGGCGGTGTCCGATTCGGGCGGCACAACGCCCAACGCCTGACACACATCGTCCAGCGTGTACTCGCGGTCGGGGTGGAACTCGACCAGCCGCGCCTCGAAGTTGCCCCTGCCCCGCTTCAGGT